TAGTATTTTCCGGCCTTGGCAGGTAAAGTATTCGGTGACTGCAGCACTGTTTAATATCAGTTTGCGTGCAGTGTAACTATTAAAAATTTCTTCAAGACCGATGATTATACGATTGAGCATGCTGTCGTTTTCCGTAGTGGTTTTGCCGAGCCGTTCTTTGACATCACCTAAGGTGCAAATCTTGGCAACCGAAGAACCAGCCAGCAACCAGGCAGATATTGTGGTATCTTCGCCTGAGCCGCATTTGGCCCTTACCCTAACGAAATTTGCAGTTTCAGTGAACGTGCCTACCGAAGCCTTGGCGAACGCGATAGGGACAAGCGGAGTGGCGGCGTGCTGGTCAAGATTTGCAGTGATTCCACCGTCATCAGACGTGTCGATTTGAACATCATCAATGTCGTCAGATGAACCGCCGGCTGCATTTTCAACGATGATAGTAAAACCTGAGACCGCCTCGATATTGACCCAATCGATAAGAGTGGTCAGCGAATCATCTACGGCAATCGCCTGTGATGTTTTTGCTACTAATTCCATTTCAAACACCGATTAACATCAAGTTATGTGGCCTGTAAAAGCTATTTAAAGCTACTTTGTACGATAGTTACTGCCGGCCCTGTCGGGTCGAAACTGCTTATCCTTCGGTGACTTGTTTATCGCCTTTTGCTTTGTCGTTTCCGGCTTCGGCCTGCTCTTTTGTTTTTGGTTCTGCATTGCCATCCTCAGCCTCGGTTTTTTTCTCAGCCTGTTTTTCAGTTTTGGCTTCAGCCTCTGCTTTAGCTTTAGCCTTAGCCTTGGCCTTAGTTTGTTTTGCTTCTAACTCCTGCAATTGCCTGGCTGTCGTTTCGGCCTGCCTTTTCGCATCTTCGGCTTCCATCCGTTTTAGACCAACCTCGGCGAGAGCAACTCGAAGCCGACCGTGTGCTTTTTGGGACTCCAAGTTCTTTCTTTCATATTCACGGACCAGACCGTAAGCATGCCTTTTTGCTTTGTCAGAGGCGTCCTTTTTCTGAGCTTCTTTAGTTGCTTTGTCAGCAGCTGCTTTGGCAGCCTGGGCCTGTTCTTGTTTTTGTGAAGCGGGGTGAACGAACTGGTCAGCTTTTTGCATGGCCTCATCGGCCTTGCTTTGTAAAACATCGGCCCAGACACGGGCATCTTTTGCTTTGGCCTTGGCCTCAATCAACTGAAGTGATTTTTTGTCTTTCTGTTCTTCCCAGGGAGCGCAGCATTTCTTGTAACAGCCCTTCGGCAGCAGCTTGATTATGTCAAGGGGAAGGTCATACTTTATCCCTTTGAAAAACGAGCCGTTTCCGCTGATGTAGGTATCTGTCATTGTGAGCCACATATTATTTACCTCATTAACAATTTCGTTTGTAATCTTTGAATATCCGCCCGCCGCCTAAACAGCGGGCGGATAACGCTCATTAATAATCTGAGTCTCAGGCCCCTATCAGGCCTCAATTAATTCGGTTAGACCCATACCGGCAGCATTGCGAGGGGATTCGTCCTTCGGAAAGCCGATAGCCAAAATAGCGAGATTGGAGCCGGTTGATGCTCCCGCTGCTGAGTGTGGGGCGTTGGCCCGCATATACCGCTTATGGCTTTTGGTCAAATCAACGAAGATACCGAAGAGCGTGTTGTCTTCGTCATGCTGAATCGAATCTGCCAGGGCTGCGCCAGAGACATCGGTATAACTGCCGCCGGAAGTGTCACATTCCTCAATCTTAGGTGCCGTTCCCTCGGCAGTGGAGCCTATGGCATCGCCGGAGGCCACATCGGTATCACCGGCCAGGAATACAAACAATATCGCTCCCAGTCCCTGGGTGTCAACGTAGGTGTTGTTGGCAAAGTCACCATCGTCTTTTAGCTGAGGCCGCAACGTCATAGTAAGCTTGAGACTCTTAAGTGTAGCTCTCAAATCCATTTTGAAACCTTTCAAAAAATAATTCATTGTTCATAGTTTATAGTTCACAATTCACAATTAATTACGAACTAACAACGTTCTCTGCCTTAGCTGGCGGCGGTAATCAATCCACAGATGGGACCGGCGTTGGTTGTATTACCTACGCCGTGGGCATTAACGGCGATTCGGTCACGGCCTCTGACAGCGATGACGCCTTTTTCAAAATACCGTTCCGATGATTGGGCGAACTCAATACCACCACGCGTGCCGAGCATGGCTCCCTGGCGAAGATTCGCCAGAAGGGCACATATCTGGCTGTTGGCCTCGGCTTTGGGCATTACCTGCGTGAACTCGACAGGATAACTCAGGTATGTCCTCTGGCGGGTAGCCTGGCCTGTAATTATCTCGGTAGCGGTGCCAGAGCCGGCGGCCAGGGCAAGCGCTACCATAACAGTCCAGAAGAAGTAGCGATGCGCATACCACTTTGCATCACCGTCATCGGCGAATTCGGGCAATGTACCAACCAGCGACTCGAAATTAGCTAAGGTCAATTCGCTGTAGGCATTACCGGCACCTACGACCAGGCTCTTGATATTGCCGATAGTGGCATCGACCGCCCGTAGAGCACCGGTTATCCCGGTCATGCCGAAGTAGGTACTGGTGCCGTCACCCAAAAAGCCGATAAGGTCCTCATAGTAGGCCATTGAGCGTGCAAACAGGCCTGCTAACATTTCGCCGAGAGCGACCAGGGAATCTTCTTCGAGCTCCATCGAGTAGGCGGTCAGGAAGTTGATGGTTCGTGGGGTCAGCGTTATTACAGGAATGGTAGGCTCGGTCTCGGTGATAGTACCACCTTCGCCGGGGACATAGCCTGTCAATAAACCATCGACCTTCGGCTGAGTGGTCTGACCGGCACCCATAGGCATGTTCAGGGCGTTGGCTCTGTATTTGCCGTAGGTCTCCAGCATCATTAGGATGCTTGGTATCTGTTCGACCGTTACCAAAGAGCCGGCAGCCTGGCTGGAGCCAACCATAGCCTTGCGACCATTGCCATCAACCGGATAAGGCTCGATGCCCATATCATCGAGGGACTTGTTAATTTTATCGACCCTCTCTTTGAAGCGGCTGTGGCTGCCCATCGTGGCTGACATAATCAAAAGAGCGAATGTCTTTGCCTCCTGTGGCGATGAGAAATAGCCTCGATAACGGCCTGCCTGCAGGGTGGTATCCAAAGACAGCTTTTGACGATTCAGATTGCGAAGCTGGGTTTGTAGTTTGTCAATGTGGGCTTTGACCTCATCTATACCGGAGTTGAGCTTGTCGACGTCAGCCTTGCTGTTCTTGATGAGCTCGCTGTCCTCGCCGGTCCGCTCGTTGATAAGGTCGAGCACTTCCTTCTTTGTTGCCAATTTCTTTTTAAGGTCACCTACCGCCGTCTCTATCAAGTTGGCGGTTTCTTTGAGACGTGCTTCGATTTGTTCGTTAGTCAACATTGTTTTTATCTCCAACATGTAATGCGTTTTCAATTCGTTCAAACGATTGCTCGGCCGTATCATTTTTGCCGGCAGGAACGGATGGGTCAGAAGGAGCACCGAGCAGCTTCTTTGCTAATCCGTCCGGATCGGCGATTAATAGCGATTTGATTTCATCGACCATGTCGTCGATGCAAGAAGTAAGATCACCCAAAAATTGCTTGTGCTTTTCTTCGAGGCTGGCACGAATGATTTCGGTTACTATGTTTTTAATGTCGTCATTTTCATAAAAACCTTTCGCCCGTGCCAAGGCATTGGGGTTAGCAGGTACGGGCACGGCTGATATTTCCAGAAGCTCTATCTTTGTATAAGTGCGGACATAGCCAAGCTTCTCATCTTTTTTATCTTCCCACTCTATAGGTATAAAACCGATAGAGAACGCACGCATGTGCTTGTCGCGGTAAAGCTGCCAATACTCCTCACCGAGGACTGTGCTGGCAAAGGACATCGTAAACAGTACTTCAGCTTCGGTAACAGCGATACTTTCCGGCTGGGCCGAGCCTATCACCGGAGACGAGCCTGTACTGAGACGATGTTGGTGAGTTGCAAGGATTACCGGATTAGCCTTGAACGAGGCAATGCTTTCCTTAAAAGCACTCGGCAGTATTATGTCTTTATCGCGGTCAAGATCGCTTGTTGAGGCAACGGCTTCTATGGTCCTGGCTTGTTCGTTAATTGCTTTTACTTTTGCAAAAAAGTATTTGGTTTCCATGTTATTTTTCCTCGCTTTTTTGGTCCGGCTTGCCGGATGTTTTCTGCATATCGCTGTACGAATAGAATTTAAGATTACTGTAACAAATCAAGTCAAAGACTTTGCCGGCCGCCCTGCGTGCAATTTCCAGGCACCGGCAGTTGATGATATTTGCAGCTGAGCCTGCAGGATCGCACGGGTACATCAGGAATTCACCGCCCACTTCAAAAGGCTGCTCGAGCACAATGCCTTCAGCATATTTCCTGCCGGCCTCGATGTGGCTGTCACGGACATCGGTGTCACCGGAAGTTATCCAGGCCTTGAGTTCCACGCCGGCCTGTTTCATGCCGGCGTGGCGGCCGGTGCCGACCGCACCGGCAACGGAAGTGCGAGCGATTCTCAGAGCCCTTGCCCTGTTGGAGCCGAGAGTGGTCTTTATGCGGGCGGTAAGCTCGTTAAGTCCTTCAGCGGCTTCGAGACCCTGCTTAAGCTGATGAGCAATCAGGTTCTGGGTAGTCTTGTTGACTTTGGTGATTTTGGTAGTCGAGATTGTGAGCTTGCCCTTAATGAAGAGACTGCGTTTGATCTGCTCGGCGGATTCGGTTAATACCTCACCGGATAGGCCTAAAATTTCAGAGAGACTCTGGCGGATACCTAACTCACTTGCCTTGGCAAAAAACGTCTGATTGATAACTTTGATTTTGCCGTCTTCAGCCCTCAAGTCGAAAACGATACGGGCGATTATGTCGCCAGTAATGTCCTTGGTCTGCTTGCCGGATTCGGTAAATGCCTTTTTTAATTTAGCGATAAGGATTCGCTGCTGACGAAGGAAAAACTTTCGCATCGCCTCCTGATATTCACGTTCGATGCCCGCCCAGGAAATAACCCAGTTTCGCCAGATACGAAGCCGCTGCTGCTCATCGGCCTTGACAGCTTTTTCGGATTCAATGAGGCCGGTGATATCCCTGCGAAGCTGCTCGATGGCCTTGCCTGATTCCTGCTCATCCCCGCCCTCAGGAAGTGACGGCCCGGTGATACCCTCAACACAGGCCTCGAGCGCATAACGGGC